TTAACTGACATGCTAGCATGGCCAAAATGTAAATCTGCTATGAATCTTACCGTACACATTATAAAAAATCTATTGAATTCGAAACCCTCAATCCGTCAATAATTAGGTCGTAGTACTTTGGACCCCAAATATGGCCGCCCGTTTTACTTTGCTCGTTCTCATAGTTTTCATCATGAACCCAACCATCTGGTTGTCCCCATTCGAGAGCCATTTCGATAAATTCCTCTACCTCTTGTTCTTCCCCGTATTCATTAACTACTCTTCCCCTTCTTATGAATTCTAAAAGTTCTTCTTTATTAGAATACCATTTATTATTGTGAAAATTCCAGCAAAATTTCCATCCCCCCGATCTCTTACCCAGATGAATAGATGTTTCGTGAGTAAAATCATCCCAAGGAGAAAGATGATCCCAGGTATCCTCTTGTGGAACACTAAACCCTCTTTCTATAGAACCAGGACTTAAATCCATTTTTCTGATATCCGAAAGAAGTTTATTTTTTCTATCCTCAACTTCTTTGGCTGTTGGTATTCTGTGGTAATTAGTTCCCATTTTATTTTATTATTTATATTATTTTTATTATTCTAGCATTAATAGTTTCTTTTCCCCTCTTTGTCATTTCTTAAAAAAATTAGGTAAACTGATTATAACCCAGGATTTAATTACCAATAGATTTATTCCTATCAAATAAGTATTTATAAATATCCCATTTTCGGATTTCTCCCTTTTTGGAAATCTATTAAAGACCATTCCTAGATGAAATTTGTTAAATTCGGTAGACCAAGGTCTTTCCTCCATTTCCTCTTTATCCCAATAATGTCTAAGGATAAAAACGTAGATATACCCCTTAAAAGAAAATCTCTTTTTAATCATTCTGGAAAAATTTCATAGTTACCACCATTTGGGTTGGCATTTGAAAAGTTTGTCCTATTGCAGTATTATATTTAATTGGACCCCCTTCTCCTGCTTCAGTAATTTCAAATGTACTTAGATCCCTATTAAAATGAATCAATCTAGCTCTTAGCGTAGGTGATATATTAGTAGAAACAATTTTTCCTATACATTCTTTCAAATCGTCTACTATTTGAATCCTTGGTGTTATTGGTCTCATTTTAATTTATTATATTTTTCTAAATATTCCCATGTCGATTTTACAGAATAAAAGATAGGATTACCATCTTCATCTTGAGCCCCATGAATATCTCCTTTCTCCCCATTTATGGATTTGAAAATATCTTCAGGTTTTTTATTTATTGTTTTGTATTTGGTCCAATCTTTTTCTCCAAAATCATTTTCAAAAATAAACCAATTAACCCAATCTACCCCTTGCTCATTATAATGGGATTCCATTAAGCAATCAAATTGGGAATTGAAAATTTCAGAAATTTTATATTTTCCTTCCATAAAATCAAACCCTATAGAATAAAGATCTGAGACCATATCAAGGCCTTTGCGGTATTCGGTAATAGCTTTTAGAAAAGTTTTGTATTTCATTTTAAGTATTTTAATATTTTTTCTTTAATCCCAGATTGTTTAATTCCTTCGGAACTTTTTGGGGTTAAGACAAAGTTATCTATTGCCCATATATCTTTCCAGGGTTCACCGATTTTACCCATATTCAAATCATCAATTGAAACCCAATGTGTTATCTCAGTATGGTCATGTAAATATTGTTTAATCTCAATAGTTCGGACTTGTTCTAAATCCCATTCCTGTGACCACATAAAAAGATTACCATGAACCGTACAATTCTGTATATCCGGGGTTAGTGCTATTGGTCGTTTAATAATTCCCTGACTTTCATAGTAATCCCCAAGTTCCCCGAGTGTTGCATGCAATTTCCAATCCGATGATATAACAATTTCAGCTCCCGTTTCTTTAATAATCCCATTTAGGACCTTAACCGCCTTCGAGTCAAAATCATCAAATCTTACTTCAACCGGAGCATCTTTTAGATTTGGACTCGTTTCAGGATTTGCGCTTCTATACTTAGCCCACTTATTTTTTCTGCCACCCCAGTTATTAGATAGACAAATTACTCCATCGTGGTCCAAGAATAAAATTTTCATTAGTATTTATTTTTTCTATTTCTATTCCTTTCTTTTGTAGATTTAACCAATGAAAAACCAGAGATTAAAACTAAAACGACTATGGCAAAAAGATTTAGTATTTCCATAAATATAAGTTTTTTCCCGTATAAAAAAATTAGTTGATGTTAGGGGAAAGACATTTTTTACCTTATTTACTTTCTACTTTGTAATAAAAATAATCTCTATTAGGTTCATCATCAGAACTTCTAAGAAGTTCACATATTAATTTTGAATATGACTCGGATAGGCTAAAAGCCATTATCGTTTCTCTCTTTTCCCCTGTATCAGGATCTGTGTATCTGGAAACTATATTCCAGTGTGTATTTATTTTCATATTTAAAACCATCCCCTATAAGAATTTGACATTGCTTTTATTTTCTCTTCTTGTATAAAATTCAAAAAAGAAAATAGAGATTTTATTTTATTCATCTTAATTTATTTAGGATATCCCTTAGCATAAAAAATCTCCATTTATATAGTATTTTCCTTATCATATTCCTATTTAATAAAAAGTAATTTTTTCCAGAAAGGTCTTTTGGAATCGCTAACCCTTATAACATCGAACGAATTTTCAGCTCCTTCTGTACTAATAATACATTGACGATACGTAAGAATTATTTTTTTATCCCCTGATGTATTTCTAAATTCCTCAGTAGATTTATCCCCTTGTATAAAATAAACACCAGATTTCTGATCTTTAGTTGTTTTACCTATAATAATTCTATCCTCTGTGTATTGACTATTTCTATCTACAAATACCTGTATTCTATCCCCTAAAGTTCCTATGAAATGAATATGACCTGGCTCGGAAACTTCTTTCGTTTGTCTGTAAAGAAAAGAAGCAGATTCCATAATATATGTTGAATATTTAGGGGGACAAACTATAAAATTCTCATCCCCGTTCCTTGTTTTGCGATCTATACAATTGGATTTTAATAGTATTTTTTTGATAATTTCATCACAATATTCAAAATGAAAAGAAAAATAAGATTCTGGAATAAATCGAAGTAGAAATCTATTCCATCTAGATTTTCTCAATTCATTATCCCTAGTAATATCAGAAAGAAAATAGTATTTAGAAAGAAGAAGCCTTTGATTTTCTAATTTAGCCTCATTTTCTAAAGTAGATACCATCATTTCATTCATATCTATTCCATGTAGAAAATTTAAATCCGAAGATATTTCTCGGGGTAAATTAGAAGAAACCCTATAGCTTTCTAATTCGTAAACTTTCTGTTTGGTTTCCAATTCAAATGTTGCGGATCCCTCTTTATCGGTTATCATTTTTACATAAAGGTAAAATAAAGATCCTGCAGAATTTGTATTACTTATTTTAAAAGCAGTATTTGAAAAATTCATTATTTATATTTATGTTTTATAGGTATTTTTTTCCGGTTAGTTTCAATCCATTCTAAGCTTTAATAATTCAGAAGAATTTTCTACAATTTCAATATAATTCAATTCATCTTCTAAGTTCTTTAAGGTCATGCAAACTTTAGTGAACCCTTCTTCTTTTTCTTCTTCTATTTTTTCTATCCATGAATTCCAGTTCTCTTTAATCAAATTCACAAATCCTTCCGGGCTTCCTCTTTGGATATATCTTTCTATAAATTCTTGTTTTTTAGATTTGGCAGGATAAATCATATAATACTCAATCCCATTCTCTTTAAGAGCATTTCTAACCCCTTCATGAGATGATACGAAAATATATTTATAATTACCTATATTTTCTTTTATATGGCTGATATAGTTATTAGGAAATTCTGGATTTCTTTCTTTGGTGTTATTTCCCTCTGAATCTTTGACCCAACTGAAGTGACTTGAATCGCTATCTATAGATATCTCTTTATTTCTTTCATGATAATAAGTTTTCCCAACCCCCGGAAATGCTGATATAATTTTAGTTTTCATATTTTCAATTTAATTGTTTCAATTCAAATTTTTCATTATCGTAGATTATGTAACTGTTATTTTCGATCCAATCCCCGCAATTTAAATAATGTATATCTTTTATGATCTTATCTGCCGGAGTATGTATATGTCCAGCGATTACACCTTTACACCCTCTTTCTTTAGCCTGATACACTAATTGGTTTTCGAAATCAGTAATAAATTTAACCGCATTTTTAACTTTATTTTTTAAGTATTTGCTTAAAGATTTCTTGTGCCCTAGTTTCTTTAGGAAATGATCTATGCCTATAGCCATTTCATATCCTATTGATCCTAAAATCCCTAGCCATTTCATAGATACTATCCCGTCATATAAATCACCATGCGTTATGTAATATCCCTTCCACACATAATCATTTACTATCTTTATTCTTGTACCCAAAGCAATAGGGGAATAATGCCTTAAAAAATCATCATGATTCCCAGTAATATAAATTACTTGTGTTCCTTTTTTAGAATAAGAAAGTATTTTACGAATTAAATTTGTAAAATCCTGGGTCCAATAGTGTCTTTTTTTCAATAACCACCCATCAATAAAATCCCCTACTATAAAAAGATATTCTGGTTCATATTGTTTTAGCATTTCTAATAATGCTGAAGCTTTGCTTCCTTTACTCCCTAAATGTACATCCGAGATGAACAATGCTTTTACTTTCATTTTTTGGTAATTTTATTTATATGATTAAAGAAATATAATTTGCTAATTTATACCCGACAAACGCACCCATAGCAGCAGAGCCCGGTAAAATAATGAATCTGCCTAGCCTTGTCGTGTATTTATCCCGATTTACAATATATGATATTAATAAATAATACGATACAAAATTTAAAAATACCATAACATCAATTTGGTTTGTCATAAAAACAACTATGGAATTACCCATAAGTCCCCACATAAAGTTTATTATTGTTTCCCTTATTAATTCTAAAGGTGTAGTAATTGCTCCATAAACATCGATTTGTTTCTTTAGCGGATTTTGTTTATTCCTTTTTATTTTCATTTCCAATAATTTTTATCTTCAGTAAACCATGCTTTATTCCTGTGATTAAAAAAAGATCCAAGCATTAATTTTAGCATATAGGTTACCCCTTTATTTTCAAATCTTCGCGGAGGGGTAAACACAACGTTATTTATTCTTCCGAATTTATTCGGACTAATTCTTTTAGATAGCTGATAATCCTCTGCAATTTTAATTTCTTCGTCGAAACCGCCTAGAGATCTGAATGTATCACTCTTGATTAACATGTATCCACCTAAACAAAAAGGGGTTGACCATTTTGATAGAAGTTGTATGATATCAAAAGACTTATATACGTAATTATATTTTCCATTATCGCTCCTAAATTTAACCGTAGTCAAATCTAGATCTTTTTTTATAGCTAATAATAAGGATCTTTTAATTGTTTTTGGGTCCAATAAAAAAACATCGGCATCCATAAATAAAACATAGGGGGTTTTTACAATTTTAAATCCATTGTTTCTTGCTATCGCAGGTAGTCCTCCTTCTGTTATATATAAATCAAACGTGTCCCTTCTATTCTCGGATTCTAATCTTTCAATTAAATCTGATTTTGTTATCCCATCATTTGATGCATCACATATAATAACTTTCACATTATGTATTCCAGCCTGATAGTTTAAGAGATCAAGTGTTTTTAATATAACATTTTTTTCGTTTTTGCA